ATCGCACTGAAAGCGACGCACTTGCCAATGCCGCCTTCTACGATGTATGTGTTCAGCATATTTCTTTCCTTCTTTCTATGCTTAATTACACGTTATGTGCTTTGTTTAAGGATTGATGATTATTTCCTCATCCTCTGGCTCTACAGAGTCTTCAATACCTTGTAATGTCGTGCTTAAAATTTGAGCCTGTTCTTCAGATGTTTTTTCTTCTGTGTACTTGAGAAAAACAAAAGCAGGGAATCCTTCTGTCTCTGTTAAATACACAGGAGACTCACTCAAAGGAACCCGTGAGTGATAATGCGTGTACACAGGTTCATGCCCAATAGCCCTTAATGCTTTGAGGATTAAAAGCGGATCGACATATTCTTTTGCTGTTCCTATTCCGTAGACCATTTTAACTCCTATTAAATAGCATCCCAGTATGCATATGTTACATTTAAACCAATGATAGTAAGGGTTCCCCCTCCCACAAATTCAGTGTATGCACCAGAAGCTGTCAACATATGATTACCCCCCAACCCAGACGGGTTAAGATTTGCCGCATCTATGGTGTATTGTCGAATTTTTCCGTTAGAGGATAGGGTAAAGCCTTGTGAAAAAGCAGTGCTTCCACCTGTTGTCCATCCCACACCTGTGCTAGCTTCTCTTACGCACCAATCAATGCAACTCATTGGCGATCCAGTTGCGTTCCCTGACTCATGTAACCACAGGTTTGCTCTAATAATGTTGCTTCCGAAATGAGGAGTAATTGTACCAAACTTAACAACATCACCAGTGTCGTTCAGTGGTGCGCCCCTCTGGTCTCGGATATAGTTGAGGGAGCAGTTGGTTGCGGTTGGTGAATCATAATAATATGACGGACACCAGAAGCACTGATAAGACATTCCAGCCCATTCGCCGTTAGACGGATTGAAATAAAGTCTAGGACACCCAGCCCCATCTGATAACGTAATAGTGTTACAACAAGTCCGAAAGTCTAAGCCGCATTGGTTGCCGTCGTAACGACCGATGATAGTGTTGCAGGAACCAGTAGTCATTTGATTACCAGAACCAGAGCCGATATAGCTATTGAAGGAACCTGTAGTGTTTGACTCTCCTACTGCATTTCCATCATTAGCACCAATAAAGGTATTGCAACTTCCCGTGCTAGTGAAAAACCCTGCATAAGCACCCATTGCTACGTTTTGATCGCCTGTGGTGTTGCACCCAAGTGCGCCAAACCCAACAGCTACGTTTTGAATACCATCAGTATTTTTAACTAATGCACAAGTACCCAACGCAACATTTCTTGGACCCGTGGTATTAACTCGTAGTGCATTACTACCAACCGCAGTGTTGTTGGAGGCTGTGGTGTTGTCTCCTAATGCACCAAGACCAACCGCTGTATTACTTGCTCCGGTAGTATTATCGGCAAGAGCAATAGCACCAACTGCTGTGTTATTAGAGGCTGTGTTGTTGTTTTGAAGGGCCAACCGACCGACTGCTGTGTTTTCTTGACCAGAACTATTATTGGTCATTGATCCGTGACCGATCGCAGTGTTATACCCGCCAGTAAGCGAACCTGAGTCAAGGGCAGTGTCACCAAGTGCTACATTCTGCGTACCAACCGGATAATTCCCGTCCAGTTTGATTGTGCCGCCGTCTATGCTGACGTTGCCTGTCGCTGTCAGAGTCGTAAACGTTCCCGCACCTGCACTCGCACCGCCGATGGTGACTCCGTCGATCGTGCCTCCGTTGATGTCGGCAGTAGTGAGAACAGCAGAAGTTACAGGGCTGTTCGTACCAAGCGTCACACCGTCAATCGTTCCGGAGTTAATATCGATCCCCGTAACAGGCGTGGTTCCGTCAAGCAGATCATCGACCGCATCGAGGTTGTTGTTGATCTTGGTTCCCCAAGTATCGGTTGATGCGCCGACCTCCGGCTTGGTCAATCCATAAGTGGTTGTCGTTGTATCAGCCATTTAAGCTACCTCTGTCCAAATCTCTGTTGTTTCAGCGATCGGAGTCCAAGTCTCCGATGTATCCGTCAATCCTGTCCACGTCTCAGCGGACACCGCAATCGGCTCCCACTTCTTGATTGCCGCCGATGCAGTTGTCGTGACGCTCTCAATATCAGACGCCGCGACATCACGCTCTCTAATGTAGTCTATTGTAAACGATAATGAGCCTGATGCAGTACCGGTGACGTTGACAATCGTCGTTGCCCGTGAAGTGTTCGATGAACTTGCCGCAATGCTAGAACTCTGTTCCCTGACACGTTCGCACGCAGATGCGGTTGTCGCTGATGCATCAATCGATGTATCGGACTCACGAACACGGGTTCCCGCTGATGTGACAGTCGCGGATGCGGTTGACGTGCTATCCGACTCACGAACGCGAGTTGCGCTTGATGTGATCGTCGCTGATGCGGTTGATGTGCCATCGGATTCACGAACACGCGTTGATTCGCTTGAAGTGGTCGCTGATGCTGTAACGCTTGCCGATACAAGATGAATCTTTTCGGCGGCACTAACGACCGCCGATGAAGTGATTACCGTGGAGATGACATCAGTGATCGTGCCGTCAAGACCAAATACCCTGACGCCATAAGCACCTGTGCCAAATCCAGTACGGTAAGTGGTCACGCTTTAGTCCAGAGTGATGTCGAGATCACCTGCCGGTACGCGCAACACATCGCCTGTCTCAATCGTCTTGGAAGTTGTCAATGCGGCATATGCAAGCATATTCCCCGCAGTTGACGCATCCCATACTGCAACATGGGAAACCGTCCCGAAGTTTGCAGTTGCCGTTGGAAACTCAACAGCGGCAGACGTTGTGGCTGTGTTCCCTGCAACAGTGAACGTTACCGTCTGACGTGCATAGGCTGTGCCGACTGTGCTGACCTCTGCCCCTGACGCATCTTCGTCTGGGTTTGCTGTGTGCAGTGACAAATACAACGTCGAAGGCGCTGTATACGCTGAATTGGTGAAGACGTGATCGAGTAGCTCCGTCTCAAGGAAATTACTGAACGACATTATCCAAAGCTCCTAACTCTGATTCGTGGTGTTGATCCTGCGTAAGACGCTGACTGGTCAGACTCGACCAATTCGTTCTTCGCCTTTGTCGCGAGGTTTGCCCAAACTACCGTCCGTTCATCGTCTTTCAGATACGGAGCGGAGTGCATAAGCGAAGTATACAGGTAAAGGTCTGGATATGCTGTCAACAACCAGTTGGTGTCTGAGTCATCCGACAGCGAATCAATGTTCGCGTAGTACGACATTTCCAGAGTGTATTCGTCATCAGGCGTTGGGCAGAACTCGAACTGACCGCCAACCACTGAGAAGTAAAGAGGCTTGCCCGCGCTCGTGATCTCGTCTCTACGGATTTGTGCCATCTCTTGCTGAGTCACGAACTGTAACGGTGTCACCGGAGTTCCCGTAACAATCACCAAGTCCTTCGCCTCAAGAAAGTCGGCAGGCACTGCGCTGAATCGTGCGTCTATCACGGCTTCTGCGCGGGCAACCATTTGACGGATACGCAGAATCCGATTGAACTCTGCCTCCGCGAAATCGATGAACGTAGGGATCACCGAAGTTAAATCTGACCGGTTCAGAAAGTCGCTGACCGCGCTCTTCAGTTCACCGTAGTTCGTAATCGCCATCAAACTTTACCTTTGCGAGTCCTGAACAATTCATTGTCTGGATCGTTCAACCACTTCTTCATCGCGGCTTGGTCGTCCAGAATACCCTTCTGCTTCAGGTCATAGTATACAGTCAATGGGATCGAAGCGACACGACTCATCTCTCCCCACTTATCCTGCTTCTCAATCGCGTTACGGTTTGCCTGATTCGCTTTCAGGATTTCGCTAACGTCTTGGTCACTCTCAACCGTGACAGTTCCATCACCGTTGTCGTGCCAATACTTTGTGATCCCAGTCATCGGATCATGGCTAAATACTTTTTTGTTTCCCATGCAACACCCTCAGTTAAAAAGAAGGGGCTATAAAGCCCCCTCTTCGGTTGACACTACTTAGGCAGTAACGTCGATGTCCGCGATCACACCATGTGCCGCTTCGTTGGAGATTTCCAAACCGTACTCGACGATGATCTGCTTCTTGTCAGAGTCACCAGTCTTCGCAAGGTCTTGTACCTCGAAGTCACGGAGGTAAGACACTGCCGCGTACTCAGGATCAAGGACGAACGCAGAACGGTCGCGTTGGAAACGGTTAGGGACGATTTGGATCGAACCGAAGTCAGATACATACACGTCAGCCGCACCGATGATTGAAGAAGGCGCTTCGCTTGGAGCCATGTAACGCTGTGCCGCGATACCTGCAAACGTTGAAGCCTTTTGCTTCTGAGTAGGACCAACCATCAAGATTGATGGGTCGCCGCCTTCAGTCCATACGCTCTGAATAACGCTCTTGAGAAGAGTTTCAGTGAACTCGCGAAGTGCATCAGCAGAACCGTCAGTAGCCGCAGCATTTGGGTAGCCTGAAGTTGTGCCAGACAACGTTGGGTTTGCACCGTCAGTTGTACCAGTACCGCGTGAAGTGTTGGTGCGTAACCATGCTTCCAAAGAACCAGTTGTACGCGCAGTTGAAGAATCGCCTGCCGCCGCTACTTGGTTGCGAGTCAGGATCGCTTCCATGTCGCGCTTGAGTTCAGAAGACTTCTTAGCCATCTGATACGCCATTTCTGAGTTACGGCCTGCCTTGTCAACAGTCTCTTCAGTTCCAGAAATCTGGACAACCTTCTTTGAGATTTGCGTGTAGTTCTGCATACGCTTAGTTGCAGTCTGGGCCGCGTTTCCGGCGTCCGCGCCCTCAACGACAGCGTTTGACGTGTCTACTGAAGCAAGTTCGTCTGTCTGCCACTCGAACAGAGTGTTAGCGACGTTCTTACGGCCAACGTTCGAGATGAACGGAGTCTCTTCTGGGGAAATTGAATAGATGACATCCGCCAACTGTTCTTTGATACCTGCGGCATCATATGTAGTAAAAGTTGCCATGAGTTATTTCTCCTAACCTAGCAAATGTTTAAATGCGCTAGCCGCATCTGCGACCTTGCCTGTCTTTGCGAGTCGTTGTTGCGATTTACGATAAGCATCTCGACCTTTAGGCGTTGTTGTCGCGGCTCCGGCTTTCGCAACAGGTGTTGCCTGCTTCTTCGCCTTCGGTTTACCGCCCTGAAGCTCATCGAACTTCATCGCCTTATAAAGCGTCGTCACTGCGCGGTGATCGTAGAACTGAGCGATCTCCTGATCGGTGAACCCGATCTTCTTGGCATAGTCAGCGACTTTCGCCTTCTCTGCCTTCGCTACTTTCTCGTCACGCCATTGCGGAAGAACTTCGTTTAGCTTCCCACGCTCTTGCTCAACAAACTGTGCGACGATTCGCTGTTTGTCGGCTTCCTGCGCTTGGAGTAACCGTTGCTTCTCCTCAACCAGTGCGCGTTTACGCTCCTGCTTGGTCCGCCACATTTCACGCTGTACTGCCCACTGCTGTGGGTCTTGCTGATAAAGAGCCTCCCAGTTGGGTTCTTGCTCTTGATCCTGAACATCAATTTGCTCAAGCACCTGCGTTAGCTGTGCGCGTTCCTGACGT